CGCGGCAGGCTACCTTCTACATGGCCTTTGAGCTGGAGATGAAGAAGCAGAAGAAGGACAACCCCACTATGCCGCTAGAAGAGCGGCGGCAGGCTGCCTTGCAGAAGGCCATGCGCATCGTCGATGACACCATCGGTAACTTTGCCGACTGGGAGCGTCCGCGCATAGCTAAGGGTGAGGTAACCCGTGCCTTCTTCCTGTTTAAGATGCACCCGATCCTGCAGACCAAGTTCTTGGTAGGCGCGTTCCGCGACATCATCGTCGCGCCGCTGGCGTGGAAGGCCAAGGGTAAGGGCAAGCTGACCAATGAAGACAAGGAGTATCTGGTCGGTGCCCTCAAGGAGTTTTCAGGTGTCTTGATGATGGCTGGCCTTCTGGGTGGTCTCACCGCCCTGCCGTTCTACACCATGATGGCGCATGCACTTGCCGAAGGCTTTGACCAAGAAGATGATGACGATGTGCGCAGGCTTATGGGCATTGACCCGCGCACTGCCTACGACGCTGATATTATGTTCCGTCGTTGGATCATGGAGCACCTCGGCACGTCGGATAAGACGGACGTGGACTTAGCAGATGTCCTGATCGGTGGTGTACCCGGTGCGGTTACCGACACGGAACTTTCTAGCAGCCTGTCGCTGGACCTTGTTAACATGTGGTACCGTGAGCCGATTGCTGGTGACAGCCTTGAAAGCACTATGACGGCTGCGCTTATCGCTAACGTCGCCGGTCTCAGCATGGTGTCGTCGATGCTCAAGGCTTATGAGGACTTCGATAAGGGTAACATCGACGATGGCCTCAAGAAGCTGTTTCCGGCGTTCTTCCGCGCACCGCTCACGGCTGCTTTCAACGAGGCGCAGGGCGTCACCAACCGTAAGGGCGACACCATTATACCCAAGGAAGACATCACCGGAGCAGACACTTTCCGGTCTGCGCTTGGCGCGCGCTCTGCACGGCTTGCCCGTTGGCAGGACTACTACATCACGGCCAAGAAGAACGAGGACCGGATCAAGGGCGAGAAGGTTGATATCCTAGACGAGCTGGAGCGCCAGATAGACGCTGGTAACATAACCACACAGAAGCAGTTTAAGGAGTTCTGGGACGAGAACATCGTGCCGTTTAACCGCACCTATCCTGACCCAGACTTTATCATAACCGTGGATACCATAGAGCGGTCGCTTAAGGGACGGGCTGAACGCGAGTCGCGCACTGTGCAGGGCATGCAGGTCAGCAAGAAGTCTGCTCCCACCGTGCTACCCGCGTCGGAACCGTTCAGGCCATAAAAAAACCCCCACCGGAGGGCCAGTGGGGGGTAGAAAAGGTAACCACATCGAAAGGAGCAACTCTCGAGGCCCCTAGTATATCACATGCGCCAAACGCGTAAACCCCTAATACCAGATTTAGGGTCCACACAGGTCTTATATACTACCTTTAGTCTGTGGCGGCGAAACTCGGGCTTTAACTCCCGCTTTGCGGCTTCCGGGTCTAAGCATGGGAAGAAGAGGGACGTCCCCTTGGTGAACGCCCTCCAGTTTATATCGTAGCTTATCCCGGCTACCTTCATTCAGCAGGTTGCTCCTCAGTCGGTTCGCTGATCCCAGCCATGCTGGTAATGGGTACGAAGTCCGGGTGCTTGGCGTCAAAGATCAGCACCGGCACCGCAGGTGTGTTGACCTGCATACCCTTGGACATACGTTTATTCATGGACTTTAGATATAGCCCACTGTCCTTCATCTCGCTCAGTATGGACCGATAACCTATGTTACGCGCCGTGCAGTAGGTCTTGAAAGAGCTAGCAGTGACGTACATCCGCGATGTGTCCGGCTCGTAGCGGACCATCAGCTCGTTCTTTGGCTCCAGTATCGGTAGCTCCTGCATCTTGGTGCGGCGGTCTACGCCATCGTTGATGATGAGGATGTTGTTGAGGCGACCGATGAGGAACTCGCCCAGCACTTGCTGCTGGCCTTCTGGCGGCGGCGTGAGCGTCTTGCGCAGCGACAGGATCATCTTGCATGCCCACTTAAAGATACGGGAGATATCCCAGTCGCAGAGGCCAAGGTGTATGGCGATGTGGATACCCGTGATGTTGGCAGCCACCGTCGCGGACCAGAACCGCTCGCGCTGCGTGAGTTTCAGTTTGGCATCCAGTCTAGCCTGTATAGCTGCGTATACCTCTTTGACTTCCTTGTAGTTGGTTATGAGGTAACGGGCGTAGATATCCCCTGCATGGCCGTAATTCTCCAGCAGCTGGTGGTCGAACATCTTCTTACCAAGCTCTGTGTCGATGGCGTCCGAATAGTCGATGCTATACTCCATGATGCGCATGGACTCGCCGTCAGGCGTGTTTTTCAGAAACTCCAGCTTCTCATAGAATGAGTGGTTCGACGAGCACAGGGCGATGGTCTGCCACGATGTCAGGTTAGTCCGGAGTTCGTTAGCGGACGCCTTCATGCGATCCTTGCCGGTGCCCTGCGAGATGAGATAGGCTAGCTCACTAAGCTGCTTTGGCTCCGTGTTCGACATCTCGTCGAAGGTCACGGGCAGGTTGCACAACACGCCCAGCTTAAACACCTTGGAGTTAAAGGTGTCGTCCTTCTTCGAGCACAGCCGGACTGGATCGCCCCATACGCTGTTACACATATGCAGGATCGTGGTCTTGCCGGTGCCCGACCTTGAATGCACTACGTTGATAATAGCACCCCTCTGTCCGGAGAAGCGCAGGATAGGCGCGCCGAAGGCGGTGGCTGCGGCAAAGGCATGACCCTCAAGCCCTTCCCTGCCATACAGATTGAACACTTCCTTCCACTTCTCGACCGACCCAACGGGCACCATGTGCTCCGCCATGATCTTGGTTATTGATGAAGGGGGGCTGTGGTAGGTGCCATCGAGGCTTATCTCGCGGTCACCGACGATGAATTTGCTGTCGTTATCTACCCATCCGAATTGGTTTCTCATTTGCTCTACCTTTACGTTCTCGAAGTACATAGCGAAGGAGCGGATCACAAAATCCACTAGGTGCTCGTACTGCTTTTTGCTGCATACTATGTGTTTGGACGCGAACAGCTTACGCAGCTCGTTGCCGTCCATTATCTTTTGGGTCGAGATCGTGAACTCCTTCACGCCATCCATTGGGGTATGTAGGCGTAGGAGCACGACTCCTCCCTCTACCGGATCATCCATCCGCTTCACGACATAGAAGTCATAGGGGTACACGAGTATTGCATCCCCCTCTGCGCTGTCATCCCCCTCCTCTGGCTTGACCATTCGCCAGACGCCCCCGTGCTTGCCACGCTTAAATGGGAACGGGTATTCGGGGATGTGGTACTTGATGCTACCGGTAATGCTTTCTTCTATGACGACATTGTCCTCCGGCTTGGCTTCGACCAGCACCTTCCCTAGTGAGATAGGTGACCTGATCTTACCAGCGTGCGGACACGAGCCGCATATACCGGGGGTTATTTTGTCGAACTCTTGGCAGGTGCGTGGACCCAGTATGTGCTCGACTTTCTGCTCAGTCCTAGCAGGGTCATACTCCGGGTGGTCAGCGGATAACTTGTGTATCGCCTTATCCCGGTCCTTGCAGAACTTAGCTATGGACAACCCACCGAACCACCTAGGCTCGGATAGGGTCGCACGTTCTTCATAACAGGCGTTAAGCTGTGCGCAGCCCTCTGCCCCGCGCTTCATGATCTTGGCGAAGCTGGAGTCCATGTTGGCCTTGATTATCTTGGCCAACGGGCTGGGTGCGAAGCTAGGAGGGGCTAGCAGTGATGGCTGCTCTTTGACGCCTAATATGTCCCGTAGCTCTGCGTAGCTATGGGGTTTGCCCACCGATATGACCTCGACGGGCAGTGGGTCGGGACCCTTAAAGTTATAGGTATCAGGTACGCGCAGGATGCGCGCCACTTCGAAGCAGGAGGTGTCTACCCGCAGTCCTTGGATAGCAGCCACGTCCCGTAGGCGCGTTGCCACCGGCTCCCACTCTTCGCGTGTGATATCCTCGGTTAGCGGCCAGTATACGTGCAGGCCGCGCCCTGAGTTAACTATGATGGGCTTTGGTAGCCCTGTAGCTTTGCAGAACTCCCGTAGGGCAGCTAGCCCCTCAGGCTGTGTGTCGTAGTCCTTGGTAGGTCCACAGTCTATGTCCAGCCAGAACGACCGCAGGGCGAGCACGTTGCTCTTTTTGCGGGATGAGTCATCCTTATACTTAGCTACCCCGAAGAACACGTTCCAGCTGCGCTTAAGGAACCGCGCAACCAGCCCGTCTACTTCCTCTCGTGTTTTTACTAGCTCCTGATGTCGGCTATCACCCTCTATGCCGACAACCGCGTACCACCCTTCGTCGGGCTGCACGGCTTTCAATAGGTCGAAATCCCCCGTCACTTGGGCCTCTCTTCATGGGGGTACTGCCCCCTAAGAATGATTGTGCTCCTACCGCGCTACGCAGTGGAGTTCTCCAAATTGGCGATGTAGGCTTCTACGAGAGCTGCTGCGGTATGCTGTGGGGCCGAGACCCCACAGAACCAATTATATATCGTTGCTCGCGTCACACCCATACACTTTGCGACCACGGTCACAGGTATATCCTGTGCGATGCACAACCTGCCGAGACGCACCCCTAGCTTGCGCTTATCCGCCTTGGCGTTGAGTTCCCGAAGCCGCAAAGTGTAACCGCTACTCATCAATCATCCTCGTCTTCATCTTCTTCCCAGTCCGCTACCAGCGAGCCTAGGTCTTTGGGCGTCTTGGCCGTGTCAGCCTTCTTAGCTGCGCGCTTTACCGGCTGTTCCGGTGCCTCGTCTTCTTCGTCCTCGTCTTCATCGCCAGCGTCGAAGAAGGACTGCTTCTTGGCGGGTTCCTTGGCTGCTGCTTCCTGTACCGGTGCAGGCTTACCACCGTCAGCTTCACCCACCGAAATCGTGATGAGTTTCTGCGTAGCAGGGTTGTCCTGAGCCGTGTTGACCAGTTCCAGTTCATCTGCAGTGATGAAGCGGTCGGCAGTGAAGTTCAGCTCCATGGTCTCTGCGTCGAGGTTATAGGCAATGGTGGTCACCACACGATCTGGTGCCGCATTGTTAGACACAAGGTGGCGGCAGTATTGCTCGAACGGCAGGGTGTTGCCGGTGCCCTTACCGAATAGCGACTTAGCAGGGATATTGAACTGGTAGACGTCACCTGAGGTGTCACCATCCAGCAACAGTGCGACCTTGCGGCTCTGCCTACAGGCTTTACCCTTACCATTCTTGCCGGAGCCTTCTACGGTGTTAGGGCAGGTAGCGCAGTTAACACCCTGCTTGTTGGGCACACCGGCTTCCGGTTTATCACCTAGGTTCGACCAGCAGTCGGGCAGAGTGCCCTTAGCGTCCGGATCATAGTCCTTGGCGTAGAAGGTGCGACCGGGGTTGGGCAGCATAGCTACGATAATAGCATTAAACTCGCCACGGATCGGCTTGCCCACCTGCTCACCATTGACGATGCGCTTGAACGTGCCGTTGGTGTTGGTGGCGATGCGGTTATAACCGCCCATCTTGGACGCGATGTGCTCTGCCAGCTTAGACGGAGGCAGTGCTCCTGCGGTCATAGCGTTAGGGTTTTTGAAAATAGTCAGATTAGACATTCGGGTTCTCCTTATTTACCTGTGGGTTTACGGACTGTGATTGCGTACTTGGTATCTGCGTTGAGGCCGACCGGCAATACGTCGGGGTTATCCTCAAGGTAATTGCGCATGTTACCGTTATGGATGCGCTGTTCAAGCAGGTGCATGGCGTCATGCTCCTTCATGAACTTATACATGGACTCCCAGTCACTCGTCCAGTATCGGGTCACAACGCGCCTCGTGACGGTGCCTTCCTTAGTGCGTAGGCCGTCCGTGTTTTGGGCGTTGCATATCTCTAGCAGCTTAGCCGTTACGGCATCTAGCTGCTCTTTCAATTCGGCTACTTCGGCCTTGTGGGCCTCTTCCTTCTCGTTCAGCGCGTCCCGTATCCTACGGTAAACGGCGACGAGTTTATCCACTGGAATATCACTCATATCATTGCTCCTTGTAATGTTAGGTTTACCCTAAACTTTTGACACTGTCAAATCTTATCATTCCATAACTTCATTGTAAAGGTCGATCAGCTTCTCGTGGTGGGCTATGTTGCTACGCAGCATCGAGTAGAGCCTATCCTCTACCGGACTGCCCTTGATGTGCACGATGGTCATGGCGTTCTTCTGCCCTGCTCGGTCGATACGCGCATTGGCCTGCAGGTACGTCTCTACGCTCGTAACCGGTGCGTACCAGATGATTGTGTTAGCTGCTGTCAGCGTTAGCCCGTGCGATGCAGCCTGTGGCTGGATGATAAGCACATGGGGGTCAGGGCGGGTCTGGAACTGATCGACGATCTCGCTGCGCTTGTTGACCGACACCTTGCCGTTGATGACGCTGCAGCTTATGCCTTCCTTCTCCAGCCGTGCCTTGAGCAACTCGATGGTATGGGTGAACGGCACAAAGACCAGCACCTTGTTGCTGGCCTCCTCGATGACTTCGAGCACCACGTTGAGGCGGTTGGACACGTCGAACTCCAGCACCTCTCTAGCATCCGTATAGACCGCGCCTCCGCTGATCTGGAGCAGCTTGTTTATCTGCGTAGCTGCGTTGACCGCGCTGACCTCTTCGCCCCCTGCCTCGATCTGCATCTGCTCCTTGAGCATCTTATAGTATTTCATCTGCTGCGTCGTGAGCGGCGCTTCACGCTCGACGTGCGTGACCTCTGGCAGGTCTAGGCAGTCCTTCTTCTCGAACCGTATGGCTGGCTGCAGGATGTTGTGTACGTAAGCAGCTGAGCCGGGCTTAGGTGCCCACTTGAACTGCGTCACCTTGCGCATGATCGTCGCGCGGAACTCAGTATAATATTTGGGGCATTTTTCGGGGTTGACCAGTTTAGCCAAGCCGTAGGCGTCAAGAGGACTTTGTGCTGCTGGCGTACCAGTGAGCATCCATAGTCGTGGGTCTGTTGCTTTGATGATCTGGCTCAGCACCTTCCAGCGGTTGGTCTGCGCGTTCTTATAGGCGTTTGCCTCGTCGATCACGATAAGGTCAAAGCCGCCGTTGATGATCTGGTCCTTGACGATAGCCAGCCCGTCGAAGTTGATG